TCACTCAGAGGGCCATGCTTCAATCAATTTTTCTGCATCAGCTGCGTGTCCATCAGCTTTTTCTGCCACTGTTCGATATTCAGTAATGCAGTTTTCGAGTATGTCACTGTTGGCAATGGTGTACTCAACGATGGTTTCTTTGGAGGCACTGGACAAGCGACTGCCTGCAATTTTGAGTTGCTTTGACAAGCTGTCAGCGCTGGACTGAGCAATATCAGCATCAGACTCAATTTGTTTAATTTTGGCATTATAGTTTTGCTCCGCTTTTAACTGTTGTTCAGACCATTGTTTCTCTTTAAGTACCGCTGAGGTTTTGGCCTTCGCATTCTCAGCTTGCAGAATAATTTCAGTCTGCTTGAATTTATCGATCTGCCCTGCTTTCAGGTTCAACAAGGCAAGGCAAACAATCAATAAAAAAGCGAGAAGTCCGATTAAGATTTCTCGCCATTTTGAGATGATTAGGAATAATGTCATTTTAAAAATAACTCCATTTCAGCTTTGCGACGTTTTACGAGTCCAGCCAAGACACGACCACCAGCTTTATTCCACTTTGGAAATTCAGCAGCAGCACCTTTATAGTCTTTGGCATTGAGCTTTTTTAGTAACGTTGATTTGCTAAGATTACCTTCACCAAGATTGTAAGTGAATGAAGACAAAGCATCGAATTGGTTTTGATTAAGAGTCGCTTTCACCAAACGATTGATAGCATTTTCAAATACAACCAAGTCATTGCGAAGATATTCTTCTGCTTGAGATTCAGTGCATGTATCACCTTTTTTTACACGCACACCGTTCGGATATTTGATTGTGCCAAATCCAATGGTCCACACACCCACACCATCGTCATAGGCTTTCAATCGCAGCCCCTCAAAGCCACAAACCATGTTAATTCCGTTAGCACTTGTTTTCATTATGCACCCCACTTTCTTGCGTTTTTCTTGAGATATTCTTCTATGAATGTAGAACCCAGAATACCCAAAGCACTGCCAATTCCAAGAAGTGCTAAAGGTGATATGGTTGGAATCTGAAGCAAAACCAATCCAGCCACCAAGGAAGATGCAGACCCTAAAATAGTTCGTCCAATGATTACTCGAAATGTTAGTTTTTCAGGTGAAACTAGAAGCTTACTCATACCGATCAGCCCTCCAATTACGATTAAAGTCAGTAATGTTTTTTCATGCTCTTGCATGTAACCCCCTATTTTTGGCAATAAAAAAGCACCCGGTTGGGTGCCCTTAAAAATTTTTTATTAAACTGAATAAACAATAAGGTCACTAAAACCAACCGCTGCTTTATCAGTAGCTCCTGAGAACCCAACATTTCCCGACTGTTCAGTACCCACATGATTTATATCAATTTTTAGCACACTATTTACATAAATCTTATGTGTTGTACCCTTTGCTACATATAAGATTTCATCGCCAACCTTGGTGGGTGTGGTGATAAGAGTTGTTGATGCTCCATCACGCCAAATTAAATTAATTCCTGCATCATTAAATCCAAGTCTGTACATTTTTAGGTTCGCATCTATTCTTCGCACATCTATAAATGCTTTAATTGAATCGGTCCCCAAACCACTATCAAGTTTCGCAACTTTAAACTGCACAGCAACATCAACAAGGGCTTTATCAAGATAAACTGCACCAATAACCCCCACGACAATACGCGCCATTCCATCTACTTTTTCAAAGACACCAGCTGGATAAGCAGAGAATTTTTTCCATTCGAGCTTTTCACCACCCAGCAATGCATCACTTTTCTGCCCTACAAGAAGCCCAGATCCTGTGAATTTATCACTTGTAACAATTGAGCCAACTATCACATTATTCTGATTAGGATTTGAAATTGTGCCGGTGGCTTTAATTACCATTGTTGTCATTTAACTACCCTCAAGCATTTGTGATGATTGCACCTGAAGTGCACTGATTTATAAAAGAAATTAGATTTGAAACGATGAACTCATCAGGATGATTGTGCCAACCTGCTTTTGTATCAATAACGCTGATTTTATTGTGGAATTTGAGCTTTTCTGCAAGCTTATCTGTGTGAGCAGACATAGAGACAAGCGTGTCATTTGAAGTAGCTACAATCGAGATTGGTACACCTTTAAACTTGGACCAATGTTGCAATATTGGATCAAATCCCGCTGTTTTTGTTGCATACGTTGTAGCGTCACATTCATACGCAGCATTGATTTCACTAGCCCGCCCGTTGTCGTAACGTTGTCGCAAATCACAAACAGGATCTGTTAAGTAGACCCCTAAAATATTAGGAATAGCTTCAGTAGTGAGTGCATTGAGTGCTGCAACGCCACCCATTGAATTACCAACAACTACAACGCCACCAATGGGCGCAATTTCACATGCTTTTTGATATATCTCTACTGCATCTTGCATTGCTTTTGGTGAACCATAGCTGTTCTCATGAAATTGACACCGCGCCCACAATACACCTTTATCTAGCACCCCAGAGTAAGCTGCTCGAATATCCAGTGCAAAATCACCAACACCCTCAAAACAAATAACAAGAATAATTGGTGTAGCATCGCTATAGCTATTCGGAAAAGTTAAGCGTGTATTTTGATTTGTTGAGTTTACAAAATTTGTGATTTTTGCAGGCAATGGCTTGTTTGATACATGACGAGCTAACCCTCTAGAAATTGAGGAAAGCACTTGAAAATCAGTAGCTTTTGGCTTGTATTGCAGTTCGTTTAAATTAACATCTGGCGGCAGAATGTTTAATCTTGAAGCTATATTATCTATGACAAATTGTGCAAGCATACCGTCGCTTTTACGTATTGCTAAAGCACTTGGGTTGCCATTTTCATCACAGACAGCGTAAAGAATCGACTCACCCGCCACAATTATCTGCTTAGTTTCTACAATGCTTGCTGAATTACGAATTGCCATTTTTGCAAAATCAGTTGGCATTCCGTCTTTATTAGATGCTTGAATCCAAGTTTGATTGCCTTGGGCATCGGTAACTTCATACAAAATGTCAGGTCGGTTTAAAGCTTGATATTTTTGCACTTTCTGTTCATCTGCATATTCAATAGCTTGATCTAGCTCACTTAATCCTGTGTCGATCCAGCCTCCAGCTTTCCATAACCATACTTTTTTTGTATCAAGCGCTTTTGCAGCAGTTGGGTCCACAATGGGCGTGCTGGCGAGTAATTTAGTTTGAGTTTCAAATGGTTGAAGTCCGCCATTTTCCATCAGAATTTTTAAAGCTTTTGCATGAGTCGGATAAAGTTTATTTAGATGAGTTTGAACATTTTCATTTTCGTTACCATTCCAATATTTTTCCCATGAATCTGCGTTTTTGTTAGCATCAATGAGCTTTTGCTTTGTGATAATCGAATCAGCCATGCTTTTCTCCAAGCATAAAAAAACAGCCTATAAAGGCTGCTTTGTAATTTTGAAATCTAAAGGAATGAATGATCTTTTTCATAGTATCGATCATCATAATTTATACAGGTAAGTTTGTTAGTCATTTGGGTATTTCGAGACATTTCGCTTAGCATAAATGCTTGGCTAGATGTTTCTTCAACTTTGGTGATTGAATACAGTGTTTTAACATATCTGTCTGTCCCAACCACAAGCGCCATAGTTGGTGCATGATTAAGAATAATCTGATTGGTGTATTCGCCAGGACTGCACTCAATAATATCTACAGATCCATCGGCAATTTGTAGACAGCAGTAATATTGCTCACCATCTTCAAAATCAACATCCATAGAGCAAGTTAAAATCAAACCATCAACCGCAACAACTTCACCATCTTGGGTTTCAAGACTGGTACTGTCTGCAATTAAGATTCGATCATTTCTGATCAACAATTCAGACTCATCAAGTGCTTCAAACTCACAATCTACATTCTGGTATTGAAGTTTGTTCCATTCACGCCATGCCCTAGTTTTTGCAACAGCATGGTTTCTGATACCTGATGTTGTGATTTTAAGTGCGTTGGTTAAAGTTATATTTTCTGGAATCGAATAAGTAATTCGCTTATCATCATCGGGTGATGTATATTCAAGCTCTACCCCATCATAATCCTTATCAATACCAAACTTAAAAGTACGCTTTTCAGAACTAGAAACTTTGTTCCGATGATTAAACAACAAAACTGAACTTGCTTGAGGTTTTTCAAACTTCAGTCTTAATTTATTACCAAAACGGATTGCTTCACAGAAACATGCGCTTGCAACCATGCCAGCCTGTTCTTCAAAAGACAGAGAATCATCATCAAAGGTATAGCAAAATTCAGTTGCATCAGTTGAGTTAAAATATGTCTTAACTGCCTGAATTTCTGACTTGATCTTAGCTATATCAACATCTAATGAAGATCGACGTCCAATGTACTGATCGAGAGCCATGTTAACCAAAGCCTGCCCTGCATCATTTGTAGGTTCCAATATACCAGAACCATCAACTGGCAATTTTCGAGTAATCAGTGTATTAAAATTTCGCTCTTTAACCGAAAGTGCGCCATTGGTAGCAGCTGTCTTGAGTCTAAATACTGTAACTCCGTCATAACTAGTTTTGTCATACTGTGAAGTTAAATATACATCCTTGACTTTACATTCAGTAATTGGATTGGCTCCTGTGCCAGCCCAAGTCTTTGCTAGTCTAAACCGTTGATTGCCACTAACAGGCAAATCTACTCTCAATGTTCGACCAAATGAATCTCGATTTTTTTCCTCAATGCGAAAATCCATGTACCGTATTGGGCCTTGAGGATTACCCAAATCATCAATGGATTGGTACTGAATAGAAATCAAAACATCATTAAAAGTGGTTTTACCGTCTTTGTTGACGTTATACAGCCCTTGTGGAAAGTAGATATTGAATTGCAATTGTGTAGCTGATTCATGGTATAGATCAAACCATCCCACCCATTTATTCGCAACAATTTCTAAATAGATTTCGGAGTTGTTTAATCCAGAAGTACTACCATTAAATAATGTAGGTATCTTTGCCCAATCATCATTAATTGTGGTCGCATTCGCTAAACTAATACTATGCTCATCTACAGCACTGACTGAATAATTAGCATCTAGATCAACACTTTCATCATTATCATTTAAAGTTAATCCAGCCGAGATATCATAATTTTCAGTAATATAATTCCAATTGTAGTTCACTTGTTTTGCTGAGTGCAAAGATATGGCATAACTAAAATTAGATCCCGAAGGGGTTTTGACTATTGAATCAACTTGATACTGTCCAGACAAATCATAATATTTGGTTGTGCTTTCCTCTGTAACTTCATCAATTTCAATAATTGCAACATTCGCCCCATTTACTAGCAAACCTTTGAACTTCTCGACTGAGTTTACATCTAAGGCAGATTCAACAATAATTTTAAAATCACTGGTGACAGTGCATAAGCCAGATAGCACAATATTTTCCACCCCAAATTGTGCCCCTGATATTGCAATACCATCTTCAACTTTAAATTTATCTCTAAAGTCTATAGTGCTGTCAGTAGTTCTAATTACCCCACCAGTCGTAAAATAAATACTCTGACTTTCAATAATCACATCGTTTGGCTGTACAAGGCTTTGACCGTTTATTGAGGATGATTTGGCAACATCAAGCGGAAGTGATGTAAAAGCATTACCAACTTTGTAAATGGTGTTGCTGCCAATGATACTTTCACCAGGATCATATGCACTCACACTAATCCCATCGATACCATTCACATCGGTTTCACCGTCACGACAGTCCTTGATTTGATAATAACCACGGCCTAAAACCATCAAACATTCTTCAACTTCAATGTTGTTCTCATAATAGGTGTAAGTCACTGCAATCAAGTCAGGATAAGCGCGCAAGGTGCCGTAAATATCGGGTACACGCGAATTGATTCGCATCTTGTTTGTGCGATTCGCTAATTCATTATTTGAAGATCCAATTTTCTGCTGATCAGGCTTCGGCATCGTGAGAATTGAATAAACACTGTACACAGCCATAATTGCAACAAGTGCATAATAGACATACCAAATCCATGCGGGCTTTATTACGACATAAAAAACACCCTCAAGTGCCTGTAAATGCACAATATCGGCTTTGCTTTTTGGCGTAACATCATTACTTTCAGCAACATAGTTGTGATAGATAAAAGTGTTTTCAGGAAATACTGTAAATTGCTGAGCCAAATATGCACAGACATCATCTACCTGTTCCGTGGACCAAGTATTTTTATCGTATGGATCTGGACAAATGATGACTGTTTTTTTCATGTGTAATATCTCGTCTGTCTAAAACCCATCTTGATTATTTCGAGTGGAACGTATTGCGCACCACGTCGAGATAGATGTAATAATTTATCTTCAAAAAAAACCCCAACATGTGTTGGGGATTCTTTACCATTTAAGAAAAAGACAATGCAGGGCGATATAGGCTCATCAAGCACATCAAAACCAGCATGACCATTCAGAAAGTCATTTAATCGCTGTGTTAAATCTTCACCTGTGATTTGAAGCCAAGCCTCGCAAGCAAATTCATTACATGTATATTTAGAGGTCCACACTCGATCTAGTAAATTATCAATAGACATTAGGCTCTCCGAAGCAATGGAAATTCTTCAATGGTATAAATTCGACCTGTTCTCACACTGTTAAGTTGGGGTGCTTGAGCATCAAAAGTCGCCAATCCTGAAGTATCTTTAGACACATTAGGAATCTCTAATGCTGGCATCGAGATCATCGGTTCAGATAAATCATCATCACGATAAATTTTAAAAGAACACTCTGGTTTAATTTTGCGGAATGCGCTTGAGTGAATCTTTTTAACTTCATTCAACAATTCATCATCAACATCTGCAAGCGTAATAGACAGCGTTTGATCTAAATCATTGGTGACATTATTTCGCTTGATCGACATAGGCTTATAATCATAATTCTGATTAGCAGCTGTAATTCCCTGAGTATCATTTTTAACGTAACGATAGACTTTTGAAAAACTTGGGTGGCTGATCTCAATACATTCAAGCTGAGTTACACCACCAGCAGCATTTAGAAAGAAAGAAACATAATCAGACATGAATACTCCTTAAAGCATTTGGCATACTCACATTGACGAGCTTTTCAAGTGGATCTAGCAATTCAGATAGATCTATGCCCTCATTTCCAACTTCAATCAAAAGCCGATCTTCTTCAATATCTACAATCGGCTTTACTCGAAGTTGAGCTGAACATGTAAAAATAAGACCATCCACACTACTTAATTGAAATGAATCTTCAACAAAATACGCTTCATAGTTCTTATATTCAGGTCCATTCACTTTGAGTGGTGCATAAAAAAACTCATTTGGATTTTCACACCATACATTGTGTAAAGCATCCAAATAATCAAAGCCAGCTTCTTTTACAACCCATTGAACATTCACATTGTGATACGCATTTTTAATCACTCGACGGTAACGTGGTGCACCACCATCGAGTTCTTGAGAAATAACACCACTTTTAAACCCAACTGAATAACCGCTTTGAGTGACACATCTTAATAAGACATTTGGCATGGTTTCTCCAATAAAAAACCACCCGAAGGTGGTTGTTAGTTATTCTTTCTTACTACAATTGGTCAAGTGCCAATCCAATATCCTCAGCCCTTTTTAGCCAGTATTCAGCTTCTATAAACTTAATAGATTGCTCTAATCGATAGTCAGCTTTGGTTCTCATTTTCTTAAATCGATTAATTTCAGTGAAAAGTCTTAATGCTTTAACTTTATCTGATGAAGGAATATTTTTATCTTTAAGGCGACTAATCATTTTCACATGAACACCTCCATTCGATATTGTTTCTTGCCAATTTAATCTAGCTTCTACATTTTCAACCAGTGAGTGATATGTGTAGTAATACGATCTTCCAATAATATTTCTCGCATGTGCCTCAATATGTGAATTTTCCGTATTAATTATAGATTTGCAATGATTTAATATTTCGTCTTTAGTCATTTTCTTGAACTCCATCAAAAGGGTGAAAACCAAATGACAGAACATTTAATTCATCTATAAGATTGAGCTTATAACACTCATCAAAAATTTGATTATCTAAATACAAAAGTTTCTCATAAGATGCATCTATACTAGCAGATATAAGGAATTCTCCTTCAACAACACTATATTCAAAAGACCAGCATCTTGCATTATTGGATATAACAACACTGTGAATGATATTCATCATCATGCGTAGTTTTTCAGAGTCTATGTTGTTCCATTTATCTAAATTTTGAAAAGTCTCTATCTTATCCTTGAATTTTTCTATAACACTCTTCCTTTTTAGTAATTCTTCAAGTCGACCACTTAAATAAAACTCAAGGATGAAATCGCTGGGTAATTGAGATAGGTCAAGATTACTCTTTTCCGTTAAATCAATAATTTTTTCAATAGTTTGGCTTGCTTTTACATAATCCAAGGTGTGATTAAATACATAATGAGCATTTCTTAAAACCGATAAATTAGTACTTTTATCAGCATTCAGTACTGCTAAAGCATGTGCTGTCTTTAAATTATTGAAATTTAACTCGGTTAGACTATCAAGCATTCGCCACAACTCCAAAGGCGTTTGATCTTTGCTCTCAGCCAAAAGCTTCTTACAACGAGCATAATTAAACTCGGAAAGAGTTTGTCCGAGACCTAATGATGCTAATGTTGAAATAACATCATCTGTTTTCTTTTTCCTTGCTGGAGTGGCCATATTTTTTTCCAAAAAATAACCACCCCAATTTACATCAATTACAAGAATTTTAAAATCTATCTTCTTCTGGTTGCTGTAGTATTCTGTTGAACAGATTTAGAAATCTGACTGTTAGGATTTCGAAGTTGACCAGCAACTATTTCTTGCACCTCATCAACAGTGACATAGATTTTCCCATCCGCACCCTGTCTTGCAGTAACCTTGGATGAACCATTATTATTGATAACAATGTTTGGACCTTGAGATTTACTATTAGCAAGATAGTTCGTCAAATCCTTATTTTGTTGAGGATTTAACACACGTTCACCGCCATCTAAAAGCCAAGTACCTTCACTTGGGATGTTATCAATACCATTGTGGGCCATACCCTTTAAAGATATAGATGAAATAGATGTTATTGCTGGCATCAAGGCCGCCATCACAGCTGCGCCACCAGCAAACTTCTGAGTTAAAGTCATTGCACTAGGATCTGCAAAAGCAGTCGAATATGCGGTATAAGCCGCCACCATTGATGATGCAATAGAAAACGCCTGTTGCATTGCAAACATAGTTCGATAAACAGAAGATTGTTCGCCCGCTCCATCTTTCGCTGACTGAGCCAATTGTGAAAAAGTATTCTGAGCTGTTGAAAGAATGCCTCCCCACATATTGAGTTGGTCCATTTTCTGAGCTTGGATTAGATCTTTTGATTGTTGCGTATATTGCACATCCAAAGCATACATCCCATCTCGATAGTTTTTATGCGCCTCAAGTAAAGCTTCATAACGCTCATCCTCATTTAAAAAACTATCACTGGTAGCAATGTTTTGCTCTGTTGAAACAAGTTGATTTTTTAAATCCAACTTAGCATTATCACGATTATTCTTTAGTGACCAAGTGGCATAGTCCTTTGGTGACATGCTTGCCTTGGCAAATATATCCTCCGCACCTCCTGAAAGCCCTTTAATCTGCGATTGAATAGATTTATATGAGTTGATTTGATCGAACTGTTTTTGAAGCTGAGTTTTACGATACTGCTGAAGTTCATAAGCCAATTGATCATCAATAGATTCTTTAGCAAGCTGTTTCTGAATATCATTCAATTCATTGCTTAATGCTATTTGAGTCTTATTTATTTCCGCTTGGTGTTTTAATTTTTCGTCTTCAGCCCAACTAAAGCCTTTAATCTGCTCTTCGAATTGAAGTTCAGCAAGTCGAGCTTCATTTGAATAGCGCTCATTAATCTTTGAAACTAATTGAGTTTGTCCAAGTCGCTCTGCTTCAGATATTTCAGTTATTCGCTTTTGATTACGAACTAGATCAGCATCACTGTATTGCGCTCGAAGTTGATCAATCTCTTGAATGGTCTTCTGAAGGTATTCTGTTTGGGTTTTAAGGCTATCGGTAAAATCTTTAGAAGATCCTGTAAAACCACTTTTACCAGCTACAAAACCTTGGAATTTAGCCCAATAATCATTGTTGTATTTTCCAATATTTGTGCCTCTTTGAACGTTCCCCTCGCCAGCATGATAAGCTCGAACCGCCTTTTCTAAATCACCTTTAAACAGCTTTAAAAGGTAACCCATATATTTACCAGCACCCTCTGCAGATTGCGCAAGATCTTTTCTGTCATTCACGCCATACTGCTTAGCTGTGCCTGCTAAAAACTGAAATCCACCTGTAGCACCAGTTTCTTTATTAACTTGGTTGGTTAGACCAGTATTGCCAGTTTCAATTGCATGAATTGCAGATAAAGTACCAGCTGGTAAACCATTTTTAGTTTCGATTGCTCCAAAGTTATATTTAGAAGCATTAGATAAAATCTGAGAGCTTAAGCGTAATACATTTTGTTGCTTTTCAAGCTCCTTTGTTCGGTCTTTCTCAGATTTGTTCCGCTCATCTTCAACTTTTTTAATTTCATTTGTTGTGATGAGTTCCCTTCCTAACAAAACTAATGCACCCATAGGTAATTGCTGATTTGTACCAGTGATGCCAGCCGCATCCCTCGCATTAAGTAAAAGATCAGCTGCTTCTTTAGTTAAACCTTTATTGTAAAGCTTAAGCCTCTCTTCGTTTTGCATTGAGCTAGAAAGTGAATTACTAATAAATTTCTGAATCACACCATCAAGCGCTTTTACCTTCTCAGAAGTCGTTATAGCTTCTTTAGAAATCTCCTTAACTTTCAATGCTGCATTAGAAGATTTATTGCCCATTAACTCAACATTAATGCCAAATACTTTTAAGGCACTTGCTGAGTTATGAGCCTCATTACGAGTTTTCTCTAAGGAGTTAATATAGCTATCACCCTGTTTGAATTGCTCAGGTGTAATAACATTCATTTTGTTAAGTCGGCTTAATGCATCAATTTCACTTATCTTTCCAGCATGAACAAGGTCTGAAATTCTAGCGACTTGAAGATTACCCTTATTTGCATCTTCAATCATTCGCATATATGTTTTGAATTGAAATGTTAGGGCATATAAGGATTTGTTTTGTGAATCAAATGCAGCATTTAAATCAACAATTGCGCCTTTCTTTTGAGCACCTTCAAGTGCTAATAACTCCTCTTTAGTTTTGTTCGCAACATCAGCTTGCTCTGAAAGTTTCTGATTTGCCTTTGCTGCTTGACTCTCCATGTACATATATCCAGCAGCCAATGCTGTTACACCTAATGTAAGCGCGCCAATTGGTCCCCCAACTAGTGCCAATGCTCTTGTTCCTAACAATCGGCTAGAATTTAAAGCATTCTGAGCAGCTGTGTTTGCTCCAATTGCAACTGTTGATTGATTTAAAGCAATATTGTGCGCAACTTCAGCTTGAGTAAGCCTAATTGTAGCCGCTGCTCTTGCTGAACGAGTTGTGGCACTATTAAATTCCTGTCTAGCAAGATTAAGCTCAGTCATAGCTAGAGCTGTAACTTGACGCATCCTTTGGACTTCTATTGCTGAAAGCCTAACTTGCGACTCCAGTGCAGCCGTGTCAGCCAATCGTCTCTGCATACTCGCAGCTACCGATTCTCTCATTGCAATTGTCTGACCAATAACAGCTTTTGTGAGAAAAGCCACTCCGCCCAAAGTAGCTGCATTTGCGATGGTGTCAATATTATCAGCAACTAATTTAATTGATGATGCGAGTGTTTTTGCTGCACCTGAACCTGAACCAGCCTCACCAACAAATTTAGTGACAGAATCATTTAACTGAGTAAACGATTGAGCAATTGTAAAATCTGTTTTAGAAAATAAGTCATCTACGGAAGTTTTGGCTTTATTAAGGGCTTTAATTACCACATCCCCAGTTAATTGACCTTCGCCAGCCATTTTACGCAATTCGCCAATATTCACCCCTAAACCTGTTGCAATTGCTTTTAATAATGCTGGGGCTTGTTCAGCGATACTGTTAAATTCTTCACCACGTAGCACACCTGAAGCTAGAGCTTGCCCGAACTGCATTAATGCAGCTTCTGCACTCGCTGCGCTTGCACCTGAAATAGAAATAGCCTTTGAAACTGTATCAGTCAATGAAGCAGTTTGCTGCATGGTGATACCAAGGCGTGAAGAATTTTCAGCAAAACGTTGATAAACCTGTGCAACCGAACCCCATGATTGAGCTGTGGCTTGAGCAATAGCAAAAGTATCTTTTGTGGCTGTATTCAGTTCTTGCTGAGAATTGGTAACAAGCTTTAATCTGTTTTGTAAGTTTGTATGGCTATCTGTATAAGCAATAACTTGATGAATCGAAAAAGCCCCAAGTGCTGCAACAGCCATTCCTTTAATTGCATTTGTCGCACCATTTGTGCTTTGTTCAATACGTCCTAACTCACGATTAGCCGAATTAGAAGCATCACGCATACCTTGGGTGAAATTGCCTGTACGGCATATCAAATCAAGTGTTAGAGTGCCTAATTTAGACGCCATACTTTTCTCCAGGCAATAAAAAACCGCCTATCGGCGGTCGCTTAAAATTGTATTTAAATTAATTTGCAGTAGCTTTAGAGTCTTGGTAAAAGAATTCAATATTTTTGAACAACAATTTATCTCTATCAGTTAAGTGTGAAGATATTTCACTGATAGGTTTAACTATCTTATCATTCATTCTAAAACTAGATTCACTACCAACATCTAAAGGTATAAAAATACTAGTAATCTCATCTTCTGTTTCCCAATTTGTTAAATATATTTCATCAGGTGATTCTTCATCACCTTTTAATTTATATACATATGAACAAGAAAACTTATCTCTTAAAGAGGCACCATATGAATTTTGAGCCTCATAATCTAAATTAATACTGATTTGTCTAAATCTAGTTTTTCCATCAATATTGCTCTGAGAAATTTTTCCTGTATTTTTATCAATTAAGGACTCGTTGAAATATTTATAAATTATATTGTCTTCAGGAAAGCTAATTTTTGGAGTTGCACTGGATATTTTTAGACTAGACGGGCTCTTAACGAGATCACCCAAATATTCTGAACATTTTTTATATGCAGTATTGATAACATTCTTCTTTAAACCTGTTGAGCTTTCATTACACCCACTTAAGCCCACTAATAAACCTAAAATAAGAATCTTTTTCATATCAAATCACTCACATTTTTAATAGCCAGTTTAACACCATAATGACCTTCATCAATATCATCATCCCAACCACCATCAATGACAGCATCTACAGTTCTATTTATTCTTTTTCCAGCTAGTTTTTGAGCGTGATCACGAGATAAGTAACCAACCAACAATCCATTGATTTCTACTTTTACAGCATTCTTATCGAATTTATTAGTAGGTTCAGATGTTATTCTTGCGGTGCATTCATGAAATTTTGATATTTCTTCTTTTGGTCCAGCAATTTTTTTTAAATTTTGCTGATAAGATCCTTCACCCACAATATTAAATGAATATGCTGCAGGATGATTTGCAGTTTGAGTCTTAAAAGTATTTTTAACTGGTTTAGTTGAAGATGTATCCTCATGCTTAAAATCAAAGTGATTGTGTGGAAGCCAACCCTCTTCTTGATTTTGAGGTTTTTGTAATTTCCAAACTACAAAACATATAACCCCAACAGCAAATATGATTGCAATCCAAAATAGAATAACCATACCCCACCCTAAATTATAAAATTTAAACCAAGATACTAATTATTGGGTTAAAAAGAAACCTCCCTAAGGAGGTTAAATTCAATCTTTACAAAGGCTTTCCATGTAATCCTCAAGCGTGACTTCATCTTTTTGCATTTTGCTCTCTTCATGAGGCATATAGTTAAACGCATCAATCAAGTGCCTGTACTGCTCTGAAGTATTATTTCTTGCATAAAAAGCCATCATATTGCCAGCCGCTTGCTCAATCCGACGACCAAAAAAAAGAGAGCCATATTTTTTACGATAGGATCTCCATAACATCAATTCAGGGTTTGAGATATTGGATTTGGCTTCAGCTATTGTTCTTCCACCAATTCCGTTGATGACAAGTTCACACCAGAATTCTTCTCCTTGGTTGAGATCCAATTCTTTCCCGAGAAGTTCACCACCGAATCAGCTGCTTCATATAGGGCATCAATCACTTCTGATGAAACTAAACCTGTGTCAGTAATTTTTGGGAAGAATTTAGTTTTTTCATCTTCATAAATGATTTGATGAAGTAAAGCTTTACGGTACTGATCAACAGTTAGCCCAGTACTATTTTTCACCTTCCACACATCGGTTGCAGTGGCTACTTCGTCATGGGTAAGAATCTTGACAAGAACTTCCCCTGTAAATTCTTTGCCCTCTAAGTCAAGAAATTTAATAGTCTTCTCAACAAAAGTACCAATGCCAACAGCCTTTTGAGTGGCCTGTAATGTCAACTTTGCCATTATGGTGTCACCTCACGACGAGTCATAGTCACCTTAGAGGTACGAACTATGGTGAAGTCATAGTTAATCACCGCATCAACTTCAATGTCATTTGGCGCAGTATCATTCATATAACCTTTAAATGACCACCAGTTACGATCTTCTGGAAGATTAATTCCGCTTCCAGCTGTATATGTTGGTGGTGTTTTTGAATGGCTTGAACCCACATACCAGTCTTTAACTTCACCCGATTCCGCAATTTTCAATAATTCGATGTGACTTGCATTTTCATCATCTAAATTGATACCAATGCCTGCTTCACCTGGATCACGAATCCCACGGACATATTGCTTACTTTCCGCATCAAGACAAGTAACATCAATCTTCCCAAAGGAATCCTGACCAAATTTAAAGTTTTTAGGGCAGACAAAACGAACAATCGCCCCGTTGACTACAGTGAATACTTGCGTACCCTGCGTTTTAGTTTCTGCCATGAGTAGATCTCCTCTTTAGGCATAAAAAAACCACCTTGCGGTGGCGTTGGTTTTGTTGGGGTGGCATTTGAAATGCTACCCTTTTTTAATCATCTTCTTTATTCTCTAAATCTAATGATTGCTGTGTTTCGTTTATTAGGTCATCTAGCTCTTTAATCATTGCTGGCTTAGTCTGCTTTCCATGGACAACAAGAAAACAACCTGCCTCAGATAGACCTTGTGTAATTAACTCAAGCTGTGCTGAAAGCTTACCGATCCGCACTTGCATTCCATCTTTAAGATTTCGGGCAATATCTTCTTGTTCGATGTAATACAGGCGAACTTCACGTCCACGATCAGTACACTCGACCATGGATAGCTCTTTGGCCATATCTACTGTCAGCATATACTCTAAAATTGTAATAGAGCGCGTACCACCCTGATGAGGGACTTGCTCCACCGCTTGGACGGTCAAGTAATCACGGTTCTCGACAAATCCATACTTAGAAATACGTCGCTTAATCCACTTTGAGAAGTCCTGCTTACTTTCAAGCCAGCGGTGCAAGCCACGAGCATTCACGCCGAGCTGAACTTTTCCATTTAATTCCACTTCGATAAATGGGGTTTGATTTTCAATTTTTACGATTGCATTCATTGATCTGCTCCGACTACTCATTAAAAAAGAAACACTGGCAAGAAGATGCAATGAATAGTCGAAACGACCATCTTCTTTTCGAACCGTCGCTCTAGCCAGTGGTTTGCCTGAAAACAGGCATTAAAAAACCCTGATCTAATTAAAGGTCAGGGTTGGTTAAGCTTTGTTGTGTGATTTATCGATCAAACCACCAGTTAGCATCAAAGCCACGGCCGAAAATATTGGTATCAGCACAACGCTCAATATGATTCGGATGTAAGTTTGTGATGGTGCATAGTGGGTCTAAAACAGCACTGATTTGCTTTCGAATATTTGAGGCTCGTGTTGCCTGTGTGTCATACACAACGACTTGAAAGGTCAAATGATCAATTTTAGGTGGACAATCCAAATTGTGATTAGGTACACCACCTACCAATGACCACACCACATAAGGAAATTTTGTTCCATTTGGCGCAATATCTTCATAGATTCGATTGTTAACTAATGCAACAACATCAGGTGACGCTTGTAGTGTTTTAAAGATTGGTAAAATGTTCATGTGGAACTCGCTAAAGCTTTGTCGATTTCGTCATTCAACATTTGAACAAACTTATCTGTGACTGGTTGGATATTGTTTGCCAGAGCTGGGCGCATGAATGGTACGGCTGGTGTTGTTGCTGCGCCAAACTCCAAATAACGCCAGTAAGTTGTATTACCACCTGATAAAGATGATAAAGCAGCTGCATCAGAATGTTGATTCATTGCTGCACCACCTCTCACACCCACTCTAATTTTAATATCACTGAAATTTCTTGTTTTTCCACCTTGAACCGAAATATTTTTCCAAATCTTCTCACGTGTTTCGGGATCATCAATCAGTTTGGCATTATTACGCGCTGCATCTCGAACAATATTCGCGGCTTGTCTTAATGATTTTCGAACCATAGACTTTACTTTGCGCGGATTATTGAGGCGTTCAAGTTTGGATTGGAGTTGTTCAAGACCTTGGATATCGAATTGAATATCTGCCATATCTACTCCAATAATTTCAGCTCAAACGTTACATAGATTTCAGCGTTTTCATTGTCAGGTTTTGGAGGTGAAACGATCTGAAAAGTTTGATCTTTCCATAACACGCGCATTTCAGTGGTGATATCTGTGCGTTTGCGAATCTTTAAACGCGCATTGGTTTCTGATCCAACCGCCTTAGCAGTCAAAGTGTCTTTTACAGAAAGGAACTCAACTTTAGACCATAGCTTTTTGTATTCAGACCATACTGGCTCAAGTTCATTGTTATATTCATCAACTGGCGTGATTTTGTGTTGAATGGTTACTCGGTGGAGTAGTTCGCCTGCAGGAATACCCATAAATCACCCCATATTCACAAATCGATGTCTACGCCAAAGCCACTCTGTAGCAAATGGCAAGTTTTGCAAGTTCCCCGTGGTTTCCCTGTTTCGATACCAGTGGCCAATTAATAATTTGGCACCTTGAATAATTGCATCACTGATATGAATACCATTTTTAATATCTTCGGGAATTGCTTCATTTTCAGCATAGAGCTTGCGATTGGTTGACTCTTCAAATGCGATAAATGAGGCATCAATTAGCGCCTCTATATCTGAATCTTCATCATCATGATCAACTTTCAGGTGTAGTTTTACCTGTTCCAGCGTTAGAAACTGATTCATTCTGTTTTCCTTTCGCCTTAAATGTTGCAACTTTCAATTGGTTTACAGCGACTTCCGCAATGCGATCTGATACATCTTGATCACCTTTTTCAATTTCTACGACCTTATTTCCATTTTCAATGGCAATCTTAAAGGCCTGTTTTACAGTGATAATTGGCATGTTTACTCCAAAAAATATGCCTCACACAAAGTAAGACATATTTTGATAGTCAAATTTAAGCAGATAGCGTTAGTGCTTTGATTGCATTGCTATCTGTAAGCATGCCACCAGTACGTTTTGTGGTATAAAAACCAACGTAAGGCTTATTGGTGTAAGGGTCACGTAATACACGAGTTCCCATGCGATCGACAATCAAATAACCACGTTTGAAGTTACCAAACAGAATGGAATTGGCATCCACTTCAGCTTCTGGCATATCTTCATTTTCTTCAATGCCATAACCAAGCAATGTTGATGGTTGGCCCAACTGCAAGCCCGGTTGCCATAAGTAATTCCCTTCAGAATCCTTAAACTTACGCACTTTTGCTTGAGTAAGGTTTGTCATCATGAACAAAGCACCATTTCGATAGCCTTTTTTCAATGAGTAGATCAAATCAATAAGATTGTCACCATTGAAGTTGCCAGCCTGACCAGAAAGGATTTTCTGAAGCGAACCAAATGCACGGTCCTTATCAGCTTCTGTAGTCAACGTATTGGCTAAAATACCTTTTGGTTTTTTAGAACCATCACCAAGCAAGAATGCATGACCTTCTTTTTCAGCAAATTCACGTGCAACTTCTGTCGAAATCCAGTTTTCAACATTAAAGAACACGTCATCTAATGATGTTTGTGTTGCTTGAGGATTGGCATAGATTTCCCCCATTGTTGCTTGAAGTTGTGCCAGTGTCGGAGTTCCTGTTGTAGGCCGTGGATCTGTTTCACCCACCCAGCCCGAACCAGCACCACCAAGATTGACCAATTTTTTATAATCAGGCGATCCAACAGTGATTTGCGAACAAACGTTACGCATTGGGCTTTCATCTTTCAAAAGCTCCAATAATGTACGATCTAGTTCTTCTGGTACCGCAAAGCCACCATCAGGATTAGTTGTGGTTTGAACAGCTTTGCGCTCTAAATCAGCAAGACCATCATCAACACCTTTACGAAGGAATTGATAAAATGCAGTTTTATGCTCGTCAACACCTTCACCGCCAGTCACACCTGGGCGTTTTGCTGCTTTCAGCTCTTTTTCAAGTTCAGTTTTAAGCTTGTCGATATCACCTAATTTTTCATTAAGTTTTTCAACTTGCTCACTTAATTTACCTTTTTCCGATTTGATTGCTTCAAGTTCTTTATCATTGGTAGTTTTGAAGTCATCAAACGCACCTTTTAGATCTTTTGCAACTTCTTCAATATCTTTCTTTTCAATAGCCATGATTTATTTACCTGCTGTAAAAATGGATTTTAAGTCTTTGAGTGATTGAAGCGCGTCATCAGTTTGCTCAGTATTTCTCTGTGCACTAATCGCTCCGTAACCTTTAGCCATAAAGGCTTTGGCTTGTTGAAGTGTGAAACCAGCATCTCGCAATGCTCGCTCTACTTCCATTTCAGATGGGGTTTCCCCTCGATCCAACGCTGATTTCACATCTGAAACTCGCGCTTCATCATTTGCAGGAAAAGTCACAAGTGATACTTCCCACAAATCAATGTCTGTTAGCTTGTAAACGCCAAGCTGTTTGTCGTATTCGTAATCCCGAAGAATAAAACCAATGGATAAGCCACCTATTGATTTTGCTTTCAAATGACCATGTGCACGTTTTGCCAGTGGATCATCGTCAATAAGCAAACGGCCTTTTACATAAAGGCCGTTTTCATCTTCTTTCATTTCCAGATATGGTCCCAAGGGCTCATCTGATTTGTGCTGCCACAACATGGCAGGCAACCGACCCTTTTGTGACCATTCACTTAATGTTCGCTTGAATGCACCCGGCATAACTACATCACCGTAGCTATCCTCAACACCAAATACCGAACCGTAGCCCTCAAACTCTCCTGTGGCTGATACAGATTTGATTTCAAAAGGCACATTAAGATGCTTTTTTTGCATCGCTATCATCCTCAGGTTTAGTTGTCATATTCATCGGGGTTAAGTAAATATCCCCACCTTCACGTGGATTCATATCTTCAAGTTCTCGGCAATCGTTAGGGCTTAACCACCCCCACTGAATACCTTTGCCGTAAGATTCATAACGTGTTTTCAAGTCACCACGTAAAAGCGCACCAGCATTGAATTTTGCATAATGATTTTTACGATCTTTTTCATTGAGCAATCCCACTCTGATTCTTGATTCAATACGGGTCATATAGGGAACCAATGAGTAATTCACAAAGCTCATGCCCATATGCTCAATATTGTTTAAAGTCATTTTGTCCATTGCAGCCACTAAATGGGGTGGTACCCGGAACAATCCGCAGATTTCACTTTTTTGATATTCACGTGTTTCTAAGAATTGGGAATCCTCAAGATTTAAAGCGGTAGGTCTCCAATGCAGACCTTTTTCTAAGATCATTGGCTTATAAACATTTTGCAAACCTGTATGGTTTTCATTAAATTCTGTCTTGAGTCGCTCAAAAGCTTTATCAGTTAACTCCTCATCTGTTTCGAGAACTCCTGAAGTTACAGCACCATTTTTAAATAGTTTAGAGCCGTGATCTTCAGTATCTAGTCCAAGTGCAATACATTTACGCGCGTATGCAACAGGATTAAGACCAGTTAAGCCATCTAGTGTGAACAAACGGACATGCCAAATTTCATTTTGGCTTAATGTTTTGATACCACCATTCTTAAAATTAACCTGGTACTCAACTGTCCAATCATCTTTAAGCTTTGGTGTCACTGAACTAGGATCTAAAGGAAGTAATTCAACAACCTCACCGAATGCATAAACCTTGTAGGCGTAGAAGTTACCCCTCAAGCACAAGCAAACCATGAGCAACTCCCAAAACTCTTGAGCTGTCATATAGTCATTAGGTGCGAGGCTTAAAAGATCATAAAGCTTATGATTAATCGCTGGTTGCTTGTACTTACCTTCCTGTTTATACAATCTGCATGGCAACATGCCCATTGATTCTGAAAGCACTCGGACACATGAAAATACAATCGCAAGTTGCATGGCTCTCAATGGCGTAACAGGCTGTCCTGTACCTGTGACAAATTCAGCACCAAAAATACGTGCCAATTCATCAGGTCCAGAAATAACAAGGGGAGTAGACTTGAATCCAAGCCACTCCCCTATTTTTGATTTTATGCTCATTAGAGTCTTCTAACCCCGTGTTTTTCAATGTGACTCGATAGATCATCCTCTTCAGGATTACTAATTAATGTGAGAATACGACTAATGCCCATCAACCCTGCAACCGCACCATCAATCTTTTTAAATCTCTTTTCCTTATCTGGAAATTCCGTATCGTTTTTCCCAGTTTTAGAAATCACATTCCCAACCATCCATGATAATATTGGATTGCCATCATGATGGAATCTTCCAGCTGCAATCGCTGCCTCCATTTCCTTCATTGCTGGCGAGAACGTTTTAGTAATTTTAGGAATTTTGATTGATGTATAGCCTGCATCATCAATTTGTTTAGATATTTGAAATCCACCCCATTCATCGTATGGGACTTCTTGAATTTTCATTTCAATTGCATCATTTAAAATATCTTCAGCAATTTCATTTAAATCATTTTCAAATCCATCACAAACAGTTAATAAGTCTTGATTTAACCACTTCTGATAGCGCTCAATTACTTGTTTTTCTTCACCGTTGTAAACAGTGTCATAGGGCAAGTAAAAACGTGGTGCAACACTGTAATAGTGAATCTTTCCTTTAATAACTCTATAGAAAAGGTTAATACGCGCTGCTATATCAATTTTTGAAGATAAATCCACACAAATCATGCAAGGATCATTTCTAAAATCTTCAATTTTCAGCTTTGTATCTTTACACTTGTTCCACTGCTCCATATTGAAGAAAGCAGATTTTGCAGAAACCCAAATATTTAAATGTTTTGTCTTGAAAGCATTTTGCTTTGAAGCGCTCTGTATGGCTCGACGTTGCTGTGACTCTAGGTAATCCCCATAAACGGATACACCGTAATTTGGGTTTGCCTTTCGCAAAACCTTTGGGTCAGTCCAATCATCACCTTCATCAATTGTGAAAATGAAGCCAAACAACTCATCATCTGGTACCGTGCCTTCAAGCATTTCTTGAACACGAACCTGTAAATCGTAGCAAGGCCCATCAATATTGAATCCAGAAGTTGTGATGGTAAATATAAGCGGTTGTCTTCGTGCCCCCATACCAGTCTGCATAGTGTCATACATGGCTGATGTTGGATGCTCATGGAACTCATCGACAATCGCGCAATGTGGTGACTGTCCATCAGGTGGATCACCAATAATTGTCTCAAAGATTGATCCATCATCTGGGATTTCCAGACTACCAGCATTAATTTGAATGCCTGCCGCTTCTACAAAGTCAGGTGAACGTACTGCCATTAAGCGAGCTGGTTTAAACACTTCCCATGCTTGTTTTTCTGTGGTTGCACCTGCATAAACTTCCGATCCAAATTCACCATCATTGGCAAACATGTTAAGGGCAACACCTGCAGCAATTGCAGACTTGCCATTTTTACGAGGAACATTCCAGTAACTTTCACGGAAGCGACGGTATCCATCTTTTTTACGCACCCAACCAAAAGTACAAGCGATCCCAAATTTCTGCCAAGGCTCTAACGAAATCAACATTCGTTTCATAGCCCATTCGCCTTTTGTATGGGGCAGCAATTCAATAAAAGCTATCTTTTTTTCAGCTAATTTAGGGTCAAATTTATATAAAAATTCTTTATTTTTACTGTTTTTTAAGTCATTTAAGTGGCGTTCACAGGCTAATTTCACCCATTTACATGCAGGAATTTTGTTAGAAACGACTTGCTTAGCCCACTTATTTGCAATGTCAACATTTGGGAAAGCTGTCATTTAATGACCTCACTACATATTTAACACCTTTGCAAATTGGTTTTCTTTTTTAGGTTTAACACCACCCATTAACCGGGTGCGAGATGCTGGATCAAGACCTAACATTGAGCCAAATTGAGCGATTTGTTTTGATGCTTCGTTTAAGACTGTTGCAGCTGGATTTTTAGAAAAACCCATTGCTGTTGCTACAGTAATTCCATTTAAAACAATATCTTCTTGCGCGGTTCTAAAATTATGATATGCAATACAGAACATCTCAACATTGTGCATATCCGTAATAGTTATACTTTTTCTTTTTAATAATTCTGGGATAATTGATTCCCAAATGACTGCTGCATAACTCATCTTTACCATGTATGTAGGGACTTCAATATCTATAATTCCCTCAAAATCACTTGAAGCAACAGGCTTTACTTTTGGTTTTCGTCCTGCTCCTGCTACCGCATTTCGCCCACCCATGTCAAGACCCTCAATTTTTAATTTCGCACGCGTAAAAAAATGGTTAAGGGGGCGGTCATTTCGGCAAAAGCTTTGAACTTTTTACCTCCCCCCTCCCTTATTTGAGAATTAATATCATTCATTTGCAGTTTTGATTTTATGGCATGAATCACACAGCGATTGAAGGTTATCAATTGAATCTGTGCCACCATTAGCCTTATTCAATATGTGATCGACATCTGTAGCCTCAACCAAACGTCCATCCTTTCCACACTGCACACACAGATAGTTATCACGCTTCAATACAACTTCACGCAGCTTACGCCAAGCATGACCATAGCCGCGTTCTGTGGTTGATCCCATTCGCTCTGGTCGTTTGTTCCAATTGCTACGCTTATCTGCATGATCATCGCAATAACCTTTCTGACTGCGTGACTTAACAAGGTTTGGACAACCCCATTCACGGCATGGACGGGACATCATCATCACCAACTATCTTATTGATTCCACACAATCCAATCTTGACGATTGCGTGTAGTGGTTCATCTGGTTTATTCACAATCTCACAAGACAATTGATCAGCTAGAATCTCACCAGTTTCAGCATCATGAAGGGCAACGCACTTCTTATTGTTAGCTACCCGTTTTAGTATTAAGGCTCTAGGCATTGTCAACCTCCTTATTCAACTCAACACTTTCATCCAATTCAATTGTGATTTCACAGCGACCTTCATAACTATTACCTGCTGAATGAAGATTACTGGTTATAAAAGTTCTATGTTTATATTCAGCATCACCAATATCGTGCTGCCTTAACACATACTCTAAGATTGCCTGCTTTGTTTCAGCATCACTTAGATGTGCAATGATTTGCTTTTGATGTATCTCTTTAACATGAATAGCTATAATCACCCATCCAAATACCCAGAACTCTCACTCTCACCTTCCAAATCCAAATGCTCCAGCAAGTGATTAATCTGTGCTGCCTGTTCGTTGTTGATCTGAATGAGTAGATTGTTCTGTTCGATTAGTTTGTTGTTCTGCTGCATCACTTGATTGTTCATCTCTATCAGCTTGACCAGTAAGGCGCTGCAAGCACAACCGCATTCGTTCTTTTGCTCGTTCACTTTGCTTCCTTATCCATTCTCGACGTTGTTCACAGCCTTGGCATGTCATAATCTTCACCCAATAAAAAACCTCCCGAAGGAGGTTTAGTTATTAACCAACTAACTGCTTACGAAAGGATTTATGGATCATCTCTTTTATGTCATCTTCTAAGTTGGCTTCAAATATAAGAATAATACTTGCAGATTCAAATTCATAAGACGACTTATCATATTCTTGACCAGATAGATAAAGTTCTAGATTCCCGCTATTACTTATATCTGAGAATCCAAATTTATCTCCACAAATATTTACTAAGATATATTGTTTTGATTTCATTATTATCTCTATAATTAATTTAGAAACAATAAATTATCAAATTATCCAAGTAAGATCAATCACCCAACACAACTCTTAAATTCTTAATCTGTTCTTTTAATCGAATCATCACATTGTCTATTGCGATTAATTCACTATGTCTTAATCCTGAACGGCTAAGGTTCTGATACTTAGACAGCTCAGCACTGCAAAGCTCTAAGTCTTTTCTAGCCTGTACAGTGTCTGTCATAGTTTCCTCTAGGCATTAAAAAACCCCAACTGAGTGGGGTTATATATAAATTATGATTTAAGAATCATTAGTCCAAACTTTATCTTCTATATCTTGATAAATAGATTTAGGAGATGTGCCTACACCTGAAGAGTCACAGTTACTGCATTCACAGTAAAATGAGTTTTCAGATACCATAAAAACATTCATAGTATTCCCATAACAGATTGGACAATCATCTACAGCAGCTACTGGGGTTCTTTTCGCCAGCACAATTGTATTTTCAATTTCAAGAGCCTTACGGTCAATCTCGGCATTTATTTCAGAAATTTTGGAATTCTCTTTTGCTAACTCTTCTTTAGTTAGTTGAGAAAGATGTAGATGTGGAAATACAATCGACATTGGTCCTAAGTCTGGTTCTTGCTTGTGATTTGCCGGATTTTCTTCAGGGAAATCTTCAAAGTATTCTGACCACTCACCCATAATTATCCCCTTAATATTTTTGAATAATATATCAGGAAATATTTCTTATTGAAATCTATACCACATCAACCACCTTCCCACACTTCCGACATTCTCTCACCGTGAAGAAATCTGAATATTCCCAAACGTGACGACAGAAGATTTGTTTGATTCGGAGCATGTTGTTCTCCTTGGAATTAAAAAGGACGTGGTGATCTGCCACATCCTTGCCTTAGTTTACGATACTGATCAGCTCGGCAACTGATCTACCGCTACTCAACACAACAAACATCTCAAAGTTAGCTATTGATCCGCTCTGTGTCTTTCAATTCCATTGGTCGGGGAGTCACCGACGCTTTAAGGCTCTGAGGCTAACTCAATGTGTGACGAAATCACATTGGATTCAAACCGATTTATACGGCTGGTTTCTGCATCCCACCGTTTGCGCTTATAGCTGAACAAATTGTACAGCGTCACAAATCCAAGTTGCTTCTAAAGCTAACGATCTTTCATGAGCAGACCCTCAATAGATTACTTGTGCATGTCACAAGCACCTTTATAAAATTTAGACGTAAAAAAAGACGCCTAAGCGCCTTTATAAAAAATATTAAGATTAGATTTCTTGTTGATTATTTAAAGCATGCAACAAAGCTACTTCACGTCTATGCTCAAATAAGCCTTTGTATACATAAAATACTTCTACCTTATTTGATTTAGGGTTCATAAGTTCCATCAATTCATAAACTTCAGATCTTAATGGATTATCATGTGGGTCTACTTCAAATTTTCCAATATTCTCAACCCACTTACCCATCTCACTACCGCCAACACACAATATTTTTTTCAAAGCTATTCTCCAATTTTTTTCATCTGGAGATTTTTATCACATAGAGACAAAAAAGCCCACCTTTCGATGAGCCTATTCAATCTTTCCAAATAAGGGATAATCCCTTATTTGATCTGCCTTGCCAGCTTTTCAGCCTCGACAAACGCATCATGAAAACTTAATTTATCTGAAAACCAAAACTTATATGTCTTTTCACCAATTACGATTGACTGCTGAAAGTAATCATTCGGGCTTTTCTCTACAACCTGACCGTTCTGTTCGCCACCGATGCAAATATTCATGTGTTTTCCTATTTATCGGTGGGAGTGTAGCACTAAACGGTTTCTAAAAATGTCCAGACAAAAAAATACCCACGTATTGGAATAGATGGGTATGGAAATCAATTATTACGCGTAAAAAATAATACAATAATGATCAACAGAAGGACAAAAGCAATCATGAAAAACCAATTGATGCTCATTCAAATCCCTCCAAGAATAAGTTATTAGTACTATGAGTTACTAGAAAATAAGCTTAGTAAAAAAATACCCACTTAAGAGGTGGTCTAAGTGGGTTTAGAATCCAACTAGCTATTTACGCATAGTTTTCAACTATAACCAATATTTCATACTTTTCATTTAAACGCAAACTTTTTATTTAATTTAAGTCTCTTGTCATGCCCTGCCAAATAAAATTCACCTGCATAAAGCATGCTGTTGATTGAACTGCGACTCAATTTAAATCTTTCTGCCATCTGATCAAGGCTTAAACCACATACCCATTTTTCAATGAACAAGTTAATTGCTGGCCTTGCAAACTTGCATATTGTCTTTGAGTGCTTTAACTCATAGATCATTTTCTCAACCTGCAGCGCTTCAAAATCACTGATCTCAATAATTACCTGTTTTGAGTTAGGTCTTATTTTTGCTTCTTTTTCACGTGCTAACCAGTATATTTGATTGATTTCTAATTGATCAGGTTCATGCCCTCCACGCATACGGTTAATCGAGATCCATGCGCCATACTGCTTAAACCAATCTTCAAGGGTAAGCTTAGGCCAGTCCATAATTTCAATCTTAGAATTCATTTACTCACCACTGGAATTTGTTGGAAATCGCAACGAGCTGTACTTACACCACGTTTTAAATGTTCAGCTTCAGCATTTAAATTTTGGTCATTATTTGTCATGTTAATTTTCAAAACGGCAACCTCTCCTCATCTTCAGCTTTCAATAAGTGGTGATTTATATCGAGTGTGACAAATCGACAATGAGCTAAATCCGTTGCCAACCTGACTGTTCCAACTTCACCATTACGACATTTTGTAATAATGATTTCTGCAATCCCTTTCTCTTTACTATCCTTGTTGTAGTAATCATCTCGATAAATCATCATGATTACATCCGCATCTTGCTCGATTGCACCTGAATCACGTATATCAGAGTTTTTAGGGCGTTTATCTCCATTCTTTTCGACACCACGGCCGATCTGCACGAGTGAAATCACAGGGCAATTAAACTCAATGGCGATTTTTTTTAATCCATCAGAAATTGCAGCTATTTCTAAATCTTTACGGTTGGGCGCTTTAATCGGTGACTCGAGTTTTTGAAGGTAATCAACCAAGATAGCTCCAACTTCACCATATTGCGCTTTTACACGTCTTGCAGATCTTCGAATATCAGAAAGTGATGCACCTGGTTTCTCATCGATTTTAAGTGAAATGCTATCAATAATTACTTGAGCATTAGCCATTCGACTAAAAACTTCACCATCGGTCGTAACACCAGTTTTAACTACCTTGAAATTTACTTTTGCAATTGAACTAATCAACCGTTGAGAAATTGGTGCGCCTTTCATTTCCGCTGAAATAAACAAAGCAGGCTTCTTCTGACGTAATGCAATGTCTTGGGCAATGTTTTGAAGAAGTGTTGTTTTACCCATTGATGCACGAGCACCAATACAAATCAGATCACCGTTTTCAAGCTCCCCCAACATGTCATCCAAATCACGAAAACCTGTAGTGACACCCTTAACAATCGGCTTATTGTTATGCCAAGCTTCATGGCGAGCTACACACTCTTGCAATGCAATTTTTGAAAAGTATGAAGCATCCTGCAAGGTATCACCCTCATCATCCGAATCAATCTCATTGAGGATATTTTGAGCTAATGAAAGCGCTTGATCTGGACTTTGCTCAATATTGCGAGTTACTAGCTGAATTCTTTCACCAGCTTCATGAATTTTACGCCATACAGTTAATTCTCTTAACCTAACAATGTGCCCTTCAAGTTGTGATGGTAAGCAAACAATTGCTATAACTTCTTGAATATATTGCTCAGTGACCATCTTTGATTTTTGAAGGTCTAACCTAATTTGGTCCCACACCATAATCACATCAAACTGTTTCCCTTGAGCGTGTAATGCTTTGATTTCAGAAAATATGATTTTATGTTTTGGCGCATAAAAATTGTTTTCAGAGAGATCATCAACAAACTCGTCAACATTCCCATGTGAACCCATGAGAGACGACAAAACGGCTTGTTCGATTTGCAATGAGTAAAGATTATTTTCCATTAAGCATCTCCATTCCCATCGCTAAGTAATCTGTCTCAACCATCGTGAATTGAACTTGTTGTTCAGGTGGTTTGTTTTGGAGGTCATCATAATGAGGCTGTTGGGTTTGCTGCTCCACAGGGGGTACCATTTCAATGAACCGATCTAACTTACTTGCTTCACGGCAAATTAATTCAATATCTGTGTGTTTACGTTCAACGTGATAATCGGATTTAGAACACCCAATAATCCCTTGCTTGATTTGCTCAACTGAATAACCCTGCTTCAGCCTTGAGAGAATCTTGCTTTTGCGTTTGTCATCCAACACGGTTTGATTGGATTTACCAAATGTCGCTTTCCAAAACTCAAAAATTTCTTGAATCTCGTTTTTAAAGTTTTGATTTTTGGCTGGCTCAGGTTCACCGCTAGGTGGACATATGTTTTTATTATTTATATTATGTTCCCTTATATTATGTTCTGTTCCCTTAAGAGCATTTTCCAACGGAATTCCAGCGGAATCATTCTGTGATTCTTTTGGAATGATTTCGGAATCGCTAACCTGTTCTTTTGGAAAGTTATTGGAAGCAACTTGGTTTTCCGATATTTTTCGTGTGGAATCATTACTCCAATCACTAGGCATTCCAGCAAATATCCAAACATCAAGTGATGGAATGATGATTTGTTCATGCTCAGGAATTTGTTTATTTGCCTTGCGAATACGATCAGCAAACTTTTTATAACTGTACTCTCGTTTTGATTTCCAGCTCTCTAAAGCCTTTTCAGAAACCACAGGATGGTAATAGCGATTATCGTCACACAGTATCCAGCCATGCAAAGCCTCTTCCTTGAATTTTTCCCATTCCTTAACTACACGGCCAAATCCAGCTAGGTTAGATAACACTCGATCATCGTTAGGGATACTTCCAGCTGGCAATTGATGCCATGAAGCACACATCAACAAAAATCCTGCGCGAAATGCTTCAGCTTCAACGAGTGCTGTAAAATCACTATCTCGAAAGCGAACCACATCTAATGGCATATACTCAAAATCTCTAAGGTCTACATTTTCAAGAACTAGAGGTTTTGGAAGTTGTGAGTTATTTTCAGTTTCACTCATCATAATTTACCTTTAGCCTCGAACATTTTTCTATAAGCCGACTCAAAGCGATGGATTAATCCAAATTTGTACATGTTGATACGCAACTCTTCGCAAGTATCTGCAATTGATTTTGATTCTTCAGGCTTACAGATTCGAATAACGCCTAATGCATCCTCTAATTCAGTCTCAACCTTTTTGTATTCCTCAAGTGCATCTGAATAAGCCTCATGATCAATCCACCATTGGTCATCATTTGAACTTTCTAAATCTTGTGCTAATATCGATCTATTCATAGAGTCGTTCCTGTGATACAAACAACCTCCTTCTTTTCGAGCCGAAGGAGGTTTTTAATTTTTGGATTTTCTCTTAATTGGTTCGTTTCCCTTTGCTAAATCAAGAATTTGATATTCTCGAGCCAAAGGAATTCTTTCTTCATCCCATCCGCTAATAGCATTGTGTGTAATCCCTAATTTATCTGCTAATTCAGTCACAGACATTTTCACAAGAGACAGCGCTTCTGTTTTGGTCACTTATATTACCCTTGAGTAACTTTACTTACCATATTAAACTACATAAAACTTACCTCGTCAATTGGTAAGATAACTTACAAACTAATGGTTGAATCGATATGGAAACGCTTGGAACTCGTCTCAAAGAACTAAGAAAGAATAAAAAACTTACTCAACTGAATATCGCTGATGCATTAGGTGTATCTAAGACATCTGTGATTTACTGGGAAAAGGACGAAAACATACCTAAACATGAGAGTTTGACTGCTTTAGCAAAACTTTTAGATACTAGTACTGACTGGTTACTAACAGGTAAAGAATCGAATTCTTTCAAGCCATTAAGCTTTGATGAAATTAAAAAGAAATTTGGTGAGCCTAAAGCTGTAGTTGAAGATATTGAAAATGACAATGGTATTAGGTTTTACAACTATGGAGATCCAGTTCCTGAAGGGTACACTGCAATAGACTACTTTCCTGAGGTCAAAGCTAGTGCCGGGAATGGCTACATAAACCTTGAAGAAAGCAGCCCATATAAACTATTCATTGGTGATGCTGAACTCTTACATGCTGGCGCTAATGCACCACACTGCAAGATCATCAACGTAGACGGTGAAAGCATGATGCCTGATCTCTATCCAGATCAAAAAGTATCAATTGATATGTCAGCTACAAAAATTTATGACGGTGAAATTTACGCTTTTACTAGAGGAAGCGAACTCAAAATTAAGATTCTTTTTAATTGGGGTGAAGAGGGTCAAGGTGGTTTTAGGGCTGTTTCTAGAAACTTTGACAAAGTTCGCTTTCCTGATGAGTATTACTCACCTGCCCTAATAGAATCAGAGAATGTTCGTATTGTGGGTCAATTATGGTGGAAGCAAGAAGTTCGAAAAATTAGACGATAATATAATGAAAACCTTTTAACTAAGTTGAATCTATTTAACCCTGCTATATGCAGGGTTTTCTTTTGTTTGTTTAATCACATCAAGTAAGCTTTAAACTAAAAAAGTAATTTTAATTACTTTTATTATTGACAAGAAAAGTAAGTTAGATTACCTTTATTTCACAGAAACACAAAAAGCCCCACACTGTGGAGCTAATTTTAAAACTTAATGCTTTTCTCTGTTACCTACCAAAATTCCAGAGATGCATTGTTATAACTGGTGATTTATTATGAACCAAAAAACCAATATTAGTCAAGTTCGTGATTCAAACTCACTTGCTTTACTCGCAAAGAAATTTGATGAAACTTACGATGAGCAAGAGATTCCTTTAAAAGCTCTTTCGTTTTCAGCAACACTTAAAGAAATTGAAAGCCTATTTGATCCTGATTGCACTCATCTTCCTGATGGTGTACGCAAACCAACCCGATTAAGCCTTATTAATATTGCGTCCTTGCTACTTTTCAAAGTTGATCTGTTTGTTGCTGAGTTGAGTGAATCTGAGCTTAATAATGAAGATATTGAGTCGATAATGACCATTGTCCATGATCTATCTTTTGCTTTGAATGCTCTGGAAGCAACAACAATGGTGGACAGATTTGCAGCTGCTTTCGCACGTGGAATTTATCTTATTAGTGAAGATCTTATTAAGCTTGTAGAAAGTATTCCAGACCTCCTTAAAGCAAATGTAGAGGGGAATGCAAATGTCTAAGTCTCCTTTAAAAACCGTCACAATTGACGATTTGCAATTTGCAAATGTTGTTGCTCATAAAGACTTACAGTGGGTTGTTAATATCCTTGAGGATATTAAGCACAAAATCAAAGTAATTAAAGCTGATTGTGTGGAAAAAGGTGTACATCCTTACACGTTCAATAACCTTGAAACTTTCCTTGATATTAATGAATTCACAATGAAAAACCGTTGTGATTACTACGATCAGGAAGTGGAAGAAATTGGAATAGAGATTGATGCTTTGAACAAAGGAGCATCGGAATGAGTAAGACAACCTACAACCTGCCTAAACACTCACAAGATTGGCTTGCAAGTGTTCTAAAAAGTAAGCAGTACTTTCATTATTTTGCTGTTGCCTTTGAGGGTGACTTGTATCCAATGGGTAAATGGAATGCTCCTTTTTACACCGCAGAAGAAGCATTTCTATTCAAAGAGGAATTGCAAAAACAATTTCCAGATAAAACTTTTATGCGAGTTGAAGGTGGAATATATGCAAGCATAGCAGTAGAAGCAAAAAATGAAAATAAATACTGGAATGCTTGGATTAAAAAGCATTTAGAGCGTGTTGCTACACTTGAAAAGAATGGTGATTCCAATGACTGACCTTTCTAACCTACCAATCAAAACTAAACAACTGGCTTTTGTTTTGTGGCTACACAAGATTGGCTATAAAGGCGTTATTCGCCCATGTGGAACTTTCGAGTTTCAATGCCACGTTATAAATAAAAGATTCCCTAGGAACGTGAAAATCGCTCCTAACTGGAAATTCAATAAACCAGCACAACAACTTTACGCAGAATTTTTAGAACATCTAGGAGCACCAGAATGAAAAGATTAATTTTGCCATGGATCTTATTGCAATCAGCTTCAATTTGTTCAGCTAAAAATGATCATCGTAAATACTTAAATGGTGTCACTTTAATTGATGGCCATGTTGTGGCTACAGATGCAGAACGTGTTTTTTACTGCAAATATGATGAATTACCAAAACTTAAAAAGCCTTTAACTATTCCACTCAAGGCAATTAAAAACCTTGAGAAAAAACTAGATAAAACACACTCAAATTGTTTTGTTGAAGTTGTGCATCATACCGATGGTTTGGCTTTGAATGTAAATGATATTGATCCAGAGATATTTCCCCCTGTTGAATCGATATTCCCTGCTGAATGGCAAGCAATGATTCCTCAAGATGATGGAATGCAATACAAGGGCGCATCACCTCATTTTCAATGGCGCCATATGGTTGATTTTCAGAAGATCAACAAGCTATTGGGTGCAACCAATCCAGATGACACATATCTAAAACCAACAGGTATAGACACCCCTGCCCATGTTTATTTTTATGGCAATGATTATTCAGGTGCCAAGGGTTTGATCATGCCGATTAATGGACGGGGTGAAGCGTAATGAAATTTAAGAAAACAATTGAGCTTCAGTACGACAATCTTAAAGCTACTGTACTGTGCAAGTCTAAACATGATGTGCGTTTTTATCTTACTGGTGTTTATGTGGGTGATGGTTTTGTGGCTGCTACTAATGGGCACATGGCTTTGATCTGTATTGAACCCGATACAGTTGGTATGGACGTAATCATACCAGGTGATGCAATTGATTCGTTAATTCGTAAAGTTGGCAATAAAAGCAAAATCAAAACCACTCTTTTGCATCAGATTGATGATGAATTTTGGTGCTTAAACCACGGCGGAAATTTTGAAATGTTTAGGCTTATTGAGGGTAAATATCCAGATATTAAGCGTGTTGATATTCCTAAACCTACAGAGATCCAATTTAAGTTTTACCCTAAGTTCAATCTTGAATATTTGAGTATTTTTCAGAAAGTAGCGAAAGTTTATAAACAGGCTTTCCCATCTTTCTACCCAACAACTGAAAACCATAGCGCATATGTAGAAATCACAAATGATGTGCACGGCATTTTAATACCTCTCAGGGTTTAAGGGTGAATCTATGTCTAAATTCAAAATCGGTGACATTATCCGAGCTAAGAAAGGAGTTATTCAACTCCCCCCAATGGTGAAAGTTAAAAATAAACAATCACTTAGCTCAAATAAACTTACAAATGTATTTGAGTTCACAGGTGAGCAAGGTAAACGTGATTGCGAAGTGATGTTTGCTGAGCTGAATTTAGATATGAGCAAATTTGCTCATATCTACACCGATAATATCGGTTCAGTTCAAATTGGTAAAAATACTCTATCATTAATTTTCTGGACTGAAAAAGGTGTAAGTATCCAACCTCAAATTGAGGATGGGATTAAATCGGCAAATGAAATTGTATTTGCCGAGTTTGAAATAGATGCGCTCAGTTTTGAGCACATCTATTTAGACACCACAAAGCAAAGCAACCTTGGAAGTAACAAGGAGATCAAAGCATGAACGCATTAGTGAATTTAAATACTGTTTCAGTCTCAAGTTTAGATATTGCAGAATTGGTTAAAACTGAGCACCGCAATGTAAAAATATCAATTGAAAGATTGATGGAAAAAGGCGTAATCCGACATACGCCAATGACGAATGTCGAAAAAATCAATAACTTAGGATTTTCAATTCAAGTCGGTGTTTATATTTTTGAGGGAGAACAAGGCAAGCTAGACTCAATCACTGTAGTCGCTCAACTCTGTCCTGAGTTTACTGCAGCTTTAGTCAAACGCTGGTATGAATTGGAAAACCAAAAACCAAGAGAATTAACTCGATTAGAAATATTGCAGATTGCTTTGCATGCCGAGCAAGAGAACCAAGTTCTACACGAAAAAGTTGAAATTCTTGAACCTAAGGCAAAAGCGCTCGATACCATCGCTAATACCGAGGGTACATACAACATTCGTGAATGTGCCAAAACAATTGGTATAGGTGAACGCAAGTTAGTCGATTTACTACTTAAAAAGAAATGGATCTATCGCGAGGAAAGTGGTCGTTTACAGCCATATGCCACCAAACGTGCTGAAGGTATTTTTATAAATCGACCTTCACCCGTTGTTACTAACAAGTATACAGGTGAAGAACAAGTTCATTTACATATGCGCATAACTGCTTATGGATTAACAAAAATCGCTGAATTGGTAAATAATTTTTTTAGTGAGGATGGTGTGGAATGAATACATTAAAGGAACAATTGGACCATGCTCAAGGCGTAGCTGAATTGGCGACTAGTGTAATTTGTAGCCTTATTGCATTAATTGAGTCTCAAGACATAGATATTTCAGATGTTGAATGCTCTGTCTGCACTGAGGGTGATCAGCAGATAGGCAACAAAATTACATTGCGGCAATTAACAAATGTAGTGCTGGATGAACTGAATACGGTTAAAGTGTTGGAAGGTGTGGAATGAGTGAAACTAAAATGATCAGTATCCCTGAAAACGAACTTGAATCATTACTTGATCGTGTTTGTCGAAAAGCAATCCGAGAGGCATTTGCAGAACAGGAAGATGAGTTTTTAAATATTAAACAAATTTGCGATCGTATTTCTGGTTTGTCTTGGTACACGTTTAAGAACTTGGCCAAAGAAAAAAATCTAGTGAGTATTAATGGTAAATACTCACTAAAAGCAGTTAAAGACGCGATGCGATCTGAGTAGCTGTTGGGTTGTAATAGATCATTGCCCTTTTAGGGTCTACCCATCCAAACATCTTACATAAATCAAGCAGTGGCAACTTTAGAGCAATTCGGGTTGCTGCTGTATGTCTGGTGTCATGAAAAACGATATCAAGCAAGTTTGCTTTAATCCTTGCACACATAAAATTGTAGCTCGCCATCCCAGGGGAATAATTAAACACCTTCCCGGACTTCTTTACGCCAATACCAGTAATCAACTCAATCGCAGTATTGCTTAATGGGACCTCTCGTGGGCGCCCGTTCTTAGTGGTTTTTAAATACAAGTATTGTTTATCAATAAATATGCGTTCCCATTCAAGCCCACATATCTCCGCTTGTCGCATGCCTGTTTCAAGTGCAATCAGAAAGATTGTTCGTAACTCGTCATCTAGGTATGGGAGTAATGTTTCTACTTCATATTCTGAGATTACTTTTTCACGATGTGCTGAAGCTGCAGGTAATTTAACCTCAAACATAGGGGATTTTTTTAGCCACAATTTTGTATCGATACACCACGTAAACATTGCTGATAATATCTGCATTTCGCGGCGTACTGTTGCAGAAGCAACCTCTTCAAGTCTGGATTCCCGATATAAAACTAAATACTCCTTATCCACACTATCAATAGGGATATCTACCTTCATGATTCTAAGAAATTGATTTATTCGGTTTCGCTCTCGATCAGCACCTTTTTTATTAATAGAAACATTATCTCTATATTGCTCAAGCGCATCTCTTAAGGTTATGTGGCAGTAATCATTTTTTCTTTCATTGCGTAACTGGATCTCTAATGCTTGGGCCCATGCTTTAGCATCACGCATAGTGGTAAACGTTTGGGATTGTGACGGATGAGGTTTGATTCTTACGGTAGCCGTAACCCCTTTCTTCCTTTTTTGATATGTTGCCAT